GAACCGCCTGTTGTTGTCCCATTCGTTACAACTTTCCAGTTATAGTTGGCATTATTTGTGATAGCCATTAACGAAAGAGCAGTAAGAATAACAATAGCATCAAGCCTATTTGGTGACGATTTCAACCTAATAGAAATTACTGGATAATATGTTCCAGCTGTAGTAAGATCCCGAGGTGATCCAATTGCGATTTCAATAGATTGTTGTGAACCACGAAGTTCGTAACCACCTTCGGAAATGACAGAAGAGCATACTTGCTTCATCACACTATTGCTGGCTGTAGCACCAGTATTTTTGATTTCATAACGAAGAGGCAACGAAGCAGTTGAAATATATGTTGATGTTAGGAAGTTCGCATGATGGAACGAGTGACAATGAATCACCTGACCGTCGATAACGAACCCACAACGAACTGAACCAACGCCGAGCCATTCAATATCAGAAAATAAAATCTGAGCCTTTGTTAGATCAAGTGTTCTGTGTGATGGGCTAGAATTGACATTACCTAATAGCGTGTCGACATTCCAACTTGATTGAGGAACACGAGTTTCTACAAGAGCGCCAGTATTCCAACTTCTTTCGACGAAATAGATATCGTTGTTTGATTGCTCAAGATAGATACCATTATTTGCGCCAAAGTATCCTACACGTTGACGCAATCCAGTTTTAGCTGGATTCATAACAAAGGTATTCAAAATCTGAAGTGATTTGCCTGGCTGATATGAAAACACCTTTATTGTTTCGCGAATGACTTCCTGATTTTGTCCAGTTGTCACATTTAGCTTCACAAGACCTTCGTTTTGGTTGAACGCATATGAAGTCCCAGCTGTATTAGATGTGCTCCACAATCCGTTATCGCGATATCTATGTGACGAATCAAATAGCGTCAATGGACTAGACACGCGAGCGCGTCCGAACGCATCAACGGCTGTGCCAGATGGATTGGCAGGACCGATCTGGTTGCCATACTGATCCGCAAGCATTACGACTTCGAAAATCGTATTACAGCTTGGTAGATATCTACTCGAATCAGTTCTAAACTGTGCCATCACATATCCTTAGTGTACGAACGAAGCATCCAACCATGCTTTTCGTGAATATCAATACGATCCTGCAGAAAGTTTGCAAGACCCAGTTTATTTTCACGTTCCGCAACAGCATATGCAGCAGTAAGACTATTGATGACCTTATTATTATCATCACGCAGTCTTACCATCATAGTGACTGGAGGAGGAATCGTAGTTTCGTCTTCAATATTTGTTAGTTCTGAGAAACGAGAAAGTGACGCAGGAGCATATGCGTTCTGTGCGCGAATATGCTCTGCAATAGAATCTACTGCGTCAAAGACTTCTTCATAGAGATCACCGAGAAACTTGTGATACTCTGCGAAGTTTGGTCCTTCTACATTCCAGTGATAGTTATGCGCCTTAAGATAGAACGCAAAACTATCAGCTAGAACTACCTTGAGTTTTTCGATTAACTCATCCATCCTTCTTCTTCCTAGGAGCACGAGGCTTCTTAGCAGCAGGTGCCTTCTTTGCCGCTGCCTTCTTAGGGGCACGTTTCTTTACTTCAGCAACAAAAAATTGGCTTGCCTTATCAACAGCAGCAGAAGCATCCTTAAGATCTACCTTGCCGTCTTTATTCAGATCAAGACTCTTATCGTCGCGGAAGATGTACCAAAAGGCACCACCAAACACAACAACAATAATAGCAACCCAGATCATAGTAGTCATCGTCATTTCATTACTCCTCTATTAACAATCCCATGCTCTACGCGACCAATAGTTCGCTTTTGTTTTATCAGTTAGATTTCCCTGCCCCGATGAACGAGCACAGTATGATTTCTTACGAGCAGGGATATTCTTTTTAATACTTAGTTTCTTATCACCGAAGTTTACCTTCTGCGCTTTACCATCTCCATCTGGATCGACATAGACCTTAGACTTCTTAACATCACCCTTCATTGGTTTGTTAAGCGGAACAGTCTTCCCCTTATATGTAGCTTCGTCCATCATCGCCTCAACGTCTGGATGATGAGCAAATCCGCTCTGCACCTGAATGCCATATTCGTGTGCGAGTGGTGCTAGTTCAAAACCAGCAGAGAATGCTTCATTAATATCATATGATTCGCGAATACCAGACAATGCCTTGCGAACATCCTTGAATGATGCTGGCGTCTTTGTACCTTCTGGATTGGCATCGATGGTAGTATCAAACACTGGTTTCTCTGGAGCAAAAGAAGCAACTTGAATGTCTTCATTCTGACCAGGAGTAGCAGCAGCATATGCCTGACGGATTCTATCGGTGCCAATCTCTAGTGGTTTTTGTTTGCTTTCGTATTGTGGCGGACGACCAGATGCTGGAACTTTCACCTTATTCCAATGTTTCTTGTCAAACATTGCTTTATCACCTGCTCGTCTAATACCTCTAGTGCGCTTATCATACTTTTTCATATCGTCATTATCAATAGCCTTCTCTCTATCCTTGAAAGACTTTCCAATATATCGCATAAGTTTATCATAACCAACTTCATCTATTTGTGATTCTTCTTTAGTCATCTTCTTCAAATGCTGCATAGCAGACTTTGCTGAAGGATGCTTAGGATTGATAGAAACCTTTTCGCCATTCATTAGATCAGATATGTTAGCTGCCTTACCAACCTTATCTAAGGTCTTATGAAGAGGATCTTTCTTACTATAACCAGAAGTTTCATAACCCTTCTTGCCACGGATTTCAGTCCAACCCTTCTTGCCCTTTTCAGTTACTTTCAGAGCATCTTTGTTTTTACCGCGATCGAGTTGTAGCATATATGATTCAAAAGCACGACCAATCTTAGTGTGCTGGAGTTCGCCCCTCTGTTTCTGACGCATCTTGCGATTCATTTTTTCGCTGCCAACACTAATCTCATCAGGAAACTCAGGCTTATCGAACTTATCAACGTCGCCGTCTGCGTCACGATCAACGTGCTGCATAGCATCTTTCATCTTATGCTTCAATGACAACTTAGGATCGAGATGATGTTTCCAATCTTTCTTACTCATCTGCTCAAACATTTCATTGACATTCTTTGGCTTCTTACCTGCCTTTTTCATAGAGATAGCAATCGCTGCTTGTTGTGCAGGAGAAACTGCTTCTATTTTTGGTTCATCGTGTTGAACATTAGTTGGTTTGCGCTCTCTACGCATAACCATACGACCGTCAGGCAAACGAGTCTTTATCATTTTGATGTCTGCGCTTCGTTGCAATTCAGAAATAGTAGGACATGCCTTAGTGCCATGAACCTCACACATTGTGCCTTCGTTTGTCATGTTGCAAGACGATTCTTCCTTACGAACCTTTGCTGCCAAATCAGAATCGCGACCGCCCCAAGTTCCTTTACCTTTACCGATAAAAGAATTGACGCGAGCATACGCCCACTGTTGCTGATTTGCTCCAGGACGATGACCTGTTTTCCAAGCAGCCATACCACGATTATAAACCTGACGTAGAATGCTCAGTGGAATACCAGACTTCTCTGCTTTCTTAGCAAGACCAGCATCTGCTGCTTCATCTATCTCTACTGATTCGCTGCGTGCCTTCTGTACTCTATAGCGAATGCGTGAAAAAGTCTGTGTGTCGCCAACAGTATAATCAAGCAACTTGTCTAGTAGATCAGCCAGCTTCTTACGCATTTCTGGTGACTGTAGTGCTTGCTTCTTGCTTGAGCGTAATGCACGACGATACTTCTGCAACTCATCAACGTCGACCAAACCGAGACGTAGAAGCAAATCTAACTTAGGATCAACCTTGCGCGGCTTATTAGGATCATCGTTTTCATCTGGATCAACGCCACCAACCGATGACTTTGCCTCGCCGTACATACGACGATACTTCAGCGTATGTTTGCTGGGACGAGTCTTAGCATCAGCATCTCCAGGAGCGGGTTTATATGCTGATGGATCACTGTCGCTCATATCAGTTTGCTTTTTGAATTGTTGGTCGCGAGCAATCTTAGTTGACTTTTTTAGTCCAGAATGATACTGTGCTGGTTGTGCGCCTTTGCGATCACCAATCTCTGGATCTTCTTTGGCTTCACCAACTAAACGAACTCCAGGCGGCTCATCGGGCTGATACTTATTATAAGCA